CATACCTTTTGTTTCGATAATGATTCCGTTGAACAGCACGAAGTCTGGTGTGTAGGTTCTGTACGCTAGGTCTTCCCACTCAATCTTAATCTGCTCATATAAGAAGTCTACTTTGAGTTCTTTTAAATAATCAGATACTTTGAGTTCAAGACCACTACGATACCCATATTTCCGTGCTGCCCTAAATTGCTTTGCGTTAGGCAATAACTTCTCCAATATAGCTTACTATTGGGGGGTTCTTTGCCTGTGACTTTACAGATGGACGCTCAGTAAGACTATCCCAACAATCAAAACGGTAGTTACAAAATCTGCATCCATCATTAAGGACTTTATTACCTGTGGGCTTGCCACGAAAAGTTTCAGGCACTGGTTCAAAACATCTTTCAAATTTATTCTCCTTTACTGTTTCAACCGTCTTTCTAATTCTCCCTACTTCTTCTTCAACGTCAATACCTTTAGCTGGCACATACTTAAACTTACCATTGGCTTTGTTGACTACCCACCAGCCACCTACTTTCTTGCCAGATGCTTTGGCGTAACCAGCAAGCTGTGCTACGTATCCAAACCCATCACCACTTGCAAGGGTGTCATAGGATTCAAACTTGTTTCTGTATGACCAGTCTGAAGCTGATTTAATATCATCAACTGCACCATCAATGACAAGATCATAAGAACCAGAAACGCTGTCGTCACCAAGATCAAGAGTAACTTTGTCCGTGTCCTCATATTTAACTCCTGCTTCTTTGAGTATACCCTTGAACACAGCCTCGACAATATCACCGATCATCATGTTCATTATGAATGTTGTTGGGAAGGGTAACGCTACCTCTGGCTTATTCTTGTCATACCAGAGTTGACAGGTTGGCCTACCTACATTTGACATACGTAGACCAAACTTATCACGCTTGTTACCCCCACCAAACTGGCGTTGTGCAGCAGCCATCACATCATCACCAATCTGTTTGATTGTTTCAGGTGATACAGTTGAGTTGCCTTTTACAGCATCTTGAAGATACTGATGCAGTGCCAGTTCAGCGGGGTGGTTCATTACGCTACCTCTTCTTCGATTTCGATGTCAACTAAATCATCAATGATTTCATCGTCACCGTCTTCAAGTTTTGAGTTCACCTTTTCTGCCCAAGAATTGATAATATAAGAATTGTAATTATCAATCCAAGATACAAAGTCACCAAACATCACCTGATCTTCTTGGTTAAGATCAATAGTCTTAGTGACATCAAGCGATACCACAGGAACAAAGAAGCTATTACCATTAGGCATCTTGCGTTCATTGGTATTTGCCAAGAATGTATGCATAGGTGGAAGACGTTCCATCTTAGCAAGTTTAGTGAACACATCACCAACCAACTTAAATGCATCACGATTGTCAATCTCCCAGATGAATGGAGTAACATCAACCTCTACAGGCTCACCTTTATCATTCACAGGATCAATCAGTTCAACAGTACCCAAGACAACACGTACACGCTTAATCTGTTTAATTAAGTCTTGTAGTTTCTCAGGCAATGCCTTGAAGTCCTGAATGTATCCAGCAGGTTTACCACAGTTAAAGCCACCATCATTGTCTTTCAGATCAGATTCCATCTTAGAGTCATCTGTCATTAAAGATTTGATGAAACGATTAGGTGATTTAGCATTACCCATAACAAAACGCTTGTACATGAAGCGTTGAATGAAGGCACGTACCTTCACTGCTGAAGCATAGTAGGTTGGCCCATCTGGGATTTCCAACTTATATGTTCCACCTTCTACTACTTCTACGTTTACATTTTTACCGTTTACTTCAGCAGTACCCATTACTGGAGAATGGTTAATGCGTAGACGTGCAAGAGAACTAGATTTAGGTTTACTCCCACCTTCTTTTGCAATGCCCATTACCTTCGCCATAGCAGCATAATTATTTTGGTCTATCGTTGTAAGTTCTGTCATATGTGTTACTCCTTTCTGTAGAGTGAATGAGGCATAGTTATATCACGCTATGTCCTTAGTGTCAAGCCAATTCGGTCCGATTTTTGCTTCTAAAAGCAGCGGCACATTAAAGTTTACACCCCAACGTGCAGCGATAAGTTTAGGTAGTGCTTCATTAGTAGCGTCTATGATGCTGATTACTTTTGCTTCTTCATCTGGATGAACATCAATGACTATACTATCATGCACTGTATTCACTATACACGATTGCAAACCCTTTAGCAACTCATCAATATGCAATAATGCAATCGGAACAATGTCTGCTGTAGCGAATGATTGCACAGGGTAATTCTTTATCTGTGTAAAGTGTGATACACGTCCAGTAGATTTACGTACCACATCAGGGAACGCAAACTCACGACCACTGGGCGTGGTAATCTTTTGTGTTGTTATAGCTTCTTTAGCCAGTCTGGTATGCCAAGCCGCCACTCCTCTGTATTTGTCTGTGAAATGTTCGTAATACGCCGCTTCTGCTTTGCTTCTGCCGAATCCTGTTGCCCCATAGAGTGGCGCAAACGTATGTGCTTTCGCATCCTGTCTACTCGTAGACTGACCAGCATCACTAATAACTTTAGCGGTATATGAGTGTACATCAAACCCAGTAGATACTTCTTCAATTGCTACCTCATCTTGTGATAAATAAGCGGCAGCACGAAACTCTAGCTGTGCAAAGTCAGCCTCAAGTATCTTACCACCTTCAAATCGTGACACAAATACTTTCTTTACAGGAAACGTGCCGCCACGAGGCATGTTCTGCATATTCGGATCAGCACCAGAGAAGCGACCAGTAGCAGTGCGGTGTTGTAGCAACCTTACGTGCAGCTTACCGTCCTGCTTTGTGTGTGTTGCAATACCTTCCACAAAGGAAGACAGGTAAGTATCAACAGCACTCAGTCTACGTACCTTATACAGAAAATCTTCTGCATCTGTCATGCCCTTACTACGTGCTGCACCTTCTAGTATCTCAAGGTTTTGTTTGCTTGTAGTAAAACCATTAGCACTTGCCCACTTAGCTGATGGTGGCTTAAACTTGAAGCCAGCTAGAACATCAGTTGGATTGAATAAGAATCCAGCAGTATCACATTCTTTGCATCGGCTAGGGTTTGCAAACGGCTCACCATTCTTCTTAGTCTTACGAACATAACCAGCACCATTACACGATGGACATTGCTGTGCCACAGTCTTGTATAGACGTTTTGTACCTGATGACATCATTCTGTCAAACTCACCGCTTGACATGTATGGGTCAATACGTTCAGCCCACTCACTCTTATCCAGAACTTTGCGACCATAGATAACCCAAGACAGTTGCTCTGGGCTGTTAAGGTTAATAGGTGTATCACCCATGACCTTACGCACATGTGACTGAAGGTCTGATTCAAGTTGTTTCTTTTCTTCCTCAAACTCCTGACGTACTTCATCTAGCTTGGACAGATCAACTGCAAAGCCACGCTGGTAAATACGTGCAAGTGAAACACAAACCTGATTTGTAAGCACTACAGTATTCATCAAGCCACTATCTGGTACAGTGTTTAGGCGATAGAACAGCTTATCAGCAAGCTGCTGTGTGGCACGAAGGTCAGCAGATAAGTACTCTGACAACTCAGCATGTGGTATGTCACGAGTGCTGTATCCTTTCTTGAAGTACTCTTTTAATGTGTCCTGCTTTTTTGTGTCTAACTCATATCGTTCTGCACAAGCCTCAAGTGACAGTGGCTCTTTAATACCACGCTGTAGCACATACTCTGCCAACATTGTATCAAAGACTGCACCATCATACTTAAAGCCAGACTCCCATAGCCACATCAAATCATAAGCAGCGTTATGGCAGATGATGACCGTAGCTTTGTCTAACCACTCCTGAACAACAGTATGTCCAAAGTCGTCAGCCTCCACCTCACTGTGGTCAAACGTAACAATTCGCTCAACACCTTGATCGTTAAGCATACCAACCATAGTCAATGAGTTCTCTGGCTCAAATGGATCAAGGTGCATCTTACCATCACGCTTGGTGACTGTATTTTCTACATCAATTGTTAGTTTCATATCTACTCATCCTTACTGTTTTAGTTCTATCTAGTGGTATCTGATAAAACAATTCACCAGATGAAACATATTTATTCGGCACTTCAACTGGATGCAAATCTTTTACGTCATCTGACTTAAACATCATAGCACAAGACAATTCGTTGTTCCATATGAAAAACAAAGTTGGCTTTGTAAAAAACTTACTCTTTCTTTCAGGTAGTTGTAAACTGTCAAACGGAAAAGTATCACCACGCCAAACTGTCTTTACCTCACATTCAACAAAAAACTTACCCTTGCTTCCTTCTGCAATTAGGTCTTGTCCATACTCATTCGGATTCTCCCAAACCTCATATCCTTTTATTTGCATAAACTCCATAGTTCTCATTCTTGCTTTTTTATCATGCTCTTTGTGTAGCGTTCTGTCAAACTTTTTTCTCATACTGTATACCTCGCTGTCTGATATTCAAGTTCACAGTGTACCACACCATGCCAACCTGTCAACTTATTCTTTACAATATTCAAGTGACGTTGTGTATCTTCTTCATCCTGATTGTCTACTGGTGGGTTCTTAGCAATCAATATCATTAAGTCAGCTTCAGCAGCTTTACCTGTACGTGAGCCTTCCATCATAGACTGGTTAAGCAATACCTTGCCTTCAGCATCAGCAGATAACTGTGACATATAAAACATTGCACATTCATGCTGCTTCGCAATCATACGTGCATGAACAGCGTTAGCCTTTAATGCTTCATCTGTACGAGCAAAGCCACCTGTCTTGGCAAACTTATCACCCATGTCAAGTAATACCACATCAGGCTTGTATGATTTGCAGATTGATTCAACCCAATTCATGTCACGACCTGTTGCATCTTTAATCTTAATGCGTTCCTTAACAGGTGCATATAACTCACGTGCTTTAGCTGGATTGTCTTTA